AAAATCGGCAGGTTAGAAGGCCGTAAAACAGCGCTATACCGCTAAAAATCCACTACTTGCAAACCACCTTCAATAGTTTGCATATGGGGGTATGTTAAAAAGAAAAAATGACGTGTGAGCGTGGAAAATGGGTTAGTTATCCCCTCTCACTCCCGGCTCTCAAAACACAAACCAACGCACATACGTCACTTCTCCCTCTTCCACCTCCCTACCACTTCTCCTCCTTTCTTCAAGCCCCTCCCTTCCTCCACTTTCCTCCCTCTAGATCCCTGTTTCCTTAATCGTTCCCTTTCTCGAAGAAAACCGCATAACAATCCGCTTTCTAGGCTCCTTTGGGGCCTTATTTTTTTACCCAAAAACGCCATAAAAACGCACAATTTGGCCACTAAAACGCACAAAAACAGCGCCAAAACGCTAAAAAACGCATAATTTCCGCTCGAAAACGCCTCGGAACGACTCTGGCGGAGCTTTTTGATCCCCGAAAACGCCCTCTTTGGGTCTTCACCAGGGGCAGATCCATCCATTTTGAGACCAGATCCGACCAATAACGAGCACCACAGGGCTATCACAGGGCGCTCTGATCGCCTGTTGGCCGTTTTCCTACCTATTTATACTGTATAGCTGGTTCTATCCGGTTCTACGGGCAAAAAATTGGGTCCCACTGTCGCTAGACAGGGGGGATTCTTTCGCCCCCCTACAGGTAGAACCTAAATAACCTCAAGCGCAGCTAACTCCCGCCCCTACAGGCGGAGCCTGTGTTACGCTTTCTCCTGAAATTTATTTTTTGCCGCTGTTGACTTCTTGTAATTAGCAGTGCTATAATAGAACCATAAGATAAAGCTCCGTAGGATAAAGCTCCGCAGGACACACCACACAGGAAGGAAGCCCACTATGAAAAAAAGAAACAGCGTAGCTCACTTTATTCCCCGCACTGTTACTATGCAGGAGGCCACAGAGGCCAAAGGTGGGCTGGACCTACAAGGTGCTGCAAGCTTACTGATGGCGATGATGCAGGCAAGCGCCGATACTGACGGCCACAACGCCCTAATGGAACAGCTGGCATCCGCCATGGGTTATAAGCTGGTACGCGAAACACCACAGCCGCGCCAGCGGAGCCGCAGTAAGAAAGCCCGTGCCGCCCGCTATGCACAGCCCAAACTGAGCCTGGTAAAAACCAATGGTGTGGCAAAACCAACGCCGGCAGAGCCGATCCGCAGCCGCGAGGACTTTAACGCCATAGCCACCTACCTGCACACCCAGGGACGCCCATATAACAGGCAGCGGAACTATACCTTATTTATATGTGGTGTAACACTGGGCCTGCGTGTGGGCGATCTTTTACGCCTTACCGTTGATGATGTGTGGGATTGTGAGCACAACTGCCCGCGCCACCGCGTAATTATCATCAATGAAAAGACCGGCAAGCGCACCAATGACCTGATTACCCCGCTGGCAGCAGGCGCGATTACCGCCCTGATTGAAGAGATGCGGAGCCGAACCATGAATGTGCTGAAGCCGGGCTGGCCATTGTTCCAGAGTATGCGCAGCCCCAAGGGAGTGCCGCAGCCGCTGGACGAAACCCAAGTGTGGCGGATCTTGAACCAAGCGGCCAAAGAGTGCGGCATTAAAGAGCATATTAGTACCCACAGCCTGCGCAAGACCTATGGCTATGCTGCAAACCACGCTATGACAGAGGCCGGGCTGCCGGCTGGCCAGGTGATGGAAACGCTGCAAAACAAGTTTCACCACAGCAGCCAGAGCATTACGATGCGCTACATTGGCTTGAGTCAGGAGCAGATTGATGCAACGGCAATGGCGGTAGATACAGTGTTGGGAGTGCCGCCGTTGGCTACTATATAACGATGCCCATTAAATTTGGGTGCCTGGCAAGCACCCACTTTTTTACCTTTACTAAATACAAGTTTTCGCAAATGAAGGAGGCAAATAATTCATGGAAAATCACAACACAGGCACCATCAATAGCTCCGCTAGGTATTGTTTGGCAAAACCGGGCGACAAGGTGCGAATTACCAAAACACACCGGGCGGGCATACACCAATATTTGGCCTGCGAGGGCGATACATTCATAATTACCAAAGTAGTGGACAATCAGATCCCCTATGGGCGGTGGCTGCAGCCGAGCGGTATGCTGGCGGTCAGGGAGCTGAAACTTGACCCAAACTGCTGCACGTTAATTACGCCGGAGGAATGTGAGACACCGGCTGCTACACCAAAGCCAACCACGCTGCGCAGTGTGACGATTGATGTGAGCGACCCAAAGGCAGCACATAAGGCCGTGGATAATGCGTGCGCAGAATACCAGGCCAGCCAGACGAGCCGCTGGAGCACGGCAGAGACATGCAGCGTAAAACTGAGCGCCCGAAGAATGATGGCCCCGCTATGTGAGCAAGGTGTCAGCATGGTTTGGTTTATTGAATCAGATCCAGGCCGCCGGCATGTTTGCTTGGAATGCGACAATGGCACGCCGGACACATGGGCGAAAAGTCATGGCTATTCTACCAACTATGTACAAATCACCTTTAACGAGAACGTAGAGTTCAATGAATGGATTGGCCGTTACGCCTGCCTGTGCGTATTAACGGGCACACATGTTGCCGATGTCGTTATGCGCAGCATCAAGATTGACACTTGAATAATTAACGAAATTTTGGAGGTAAAAAACCAATGAAGAAAATTCCAACCTTATATAAGCGCGAGTTCAGTGGCCACAAGATTGCCGGAATCCGTGACGAGATTATGCCGGGCTGTGAGGCGGCACTGACGGATGAGAGCATTGCCACATTGAAGCTTGACGGTGCCTGCTGCGCAATTATTAACGGCGAATTCTACAAGCGCTTTGATGCCAAGCCGGGTAGAGCAGTACCGGAGGGTGCGATCCCGTGTGACAAGCCAGACCCGGTGACTGGCCACTGGCCCCACTGGGTGAAAGTGGCGGCAGATAACCCCGCGGACAAATGGTTTGTAGCAGCACGAAACAACAGCTGGGACGACCTGCCGAATGCAACCTATGAGGCGATTGGTCCGCACTTCCAGAAGAATCCCTACGGGCTGGACAAGGACGTGCTGGTGCGACATGGCACGATCAGTATTGATATCCCGAACCTAAGCTTTGAGGGAATCCGGCGCGGGTTGGAGTTGGCCGCCATGGAGGGCATTGTGTTCTGGCATGAAGGAGCGCCGCTGTGCAAAATCAAACGCAGTGACTTTGGCTTTAAGTGGCCGGTGACACAAGACGAGCTGAACGCGGAGTTTGGGGCAAATAATCCTGATCCGTGCGAGTTAGTGCGGCGGACGGCGGCTATGTACAGCAGGCATGAATTTCCGGCAGATATGACCAAGATGTTTGAGGTTGAACATGAAGCCGCCAAGGAGGAAACTCAGGCATGAAAATTATCGACTTTGAACGCAAGGGCAACCTGGTACGGTTCTACCTGGGTGATGATGACCTGGCGGAATGGTGGGGCGATGACTGGAACGATACGCCGTATGAACATAACGCAGAACGAGTCTATGACGAATATATCAAAGGCTACTGCGATATGATGTTCCCGTTTGACGATCTGGTACTGGAACCTTGCTGCGGGACCTGCAACAGCGGCTGGTGCAAAGACGATATGGTGGCGCAGAAAGTGCCCTGTATTATTCAGGTGCCGGCTGCAGTACATAGTGACAGCTTTGATGAAAGTTTTGACCACTGGGTAGGGGCCAAGAGCGTACATAAATTTTATTTTGGAGACCATATGGAGCCGAGCGCTATGGCTGCTACCAATCCTCATTCTTGAATAATAACTTTGGAGATTTTTAACAATGGAACAAACATGCTTTAGATATTCCGTACAGCCACAGACGGAACACATTAAGGATTACACCCATACAATCGCCGTAATGTTTGAAGACATGGTAGATTATGCAGACCGCAATGGCCTTGACCGGAACGAGGTAGTAAGCGAGATGCTGCACGACATGAACGCCATGAGCGGTTACTACGATATGAATAAATACCGGCCGTTGCCGGAATAAAAAAGGTGCGGCATGACGATTGAATTATGGCGAGGCAGCTGAACGTCCGCAAGCAATTTGATTTTGAATAATGGGGTCAAGGACAGTGACACCCATATTTTTACAAGGAGATTTTTTATGGGAAATTTGCAGGTATTCAAATACGAAAATAACGATGTGCGCACGGTGGAGATGAACGGCGAGCCGTGGTTTGTAGGCAAGGATGTAGCTGCTGCACTTGGTTATGGAAAGGGAAAATCTCTTGCTAACGCTGTAACAAATCATGTTGATTCTGAAGATAAAGGGGTCACTGAATTGATGACCCCTGGCGGTAAACAAAACGTAACAATTATCAACGAGTCCGGCTTGTACAGCTTGATTCTTTCCAGTAAACTTCCCACCGCAAAACAGTTCAAACGCTGGGTTACCGCGGAGGTCTTGCCGGCCATCCGCAAAAACGGCGGCTACATTGCTGGACAAGAAACCATGGCAGACGCTGAGCTAATGAGCCAAGCGCTACTGGTGGCTCAGAAAACATTAGAAGCCCGCACCAAACGACTGGAGGAACTGGCTACGAAGAATAAGCAGCTGGAAAGTAAGAACGCTGAGATGACCGGAAAGGCTCGCTATTTCGATGCCGTGATCGATCGGAATCTGCTGACCAATTTCAGAACCTTTGCCAGCGAATTACATATCAAACAAACTGTGCTGGTTCAGTTCCTACTAGACAAAAAGTACCTGTACCGTGATACACAGGGAAAGCTCAAGGCTTATGCAGAGCGCAATGATGGATTATTTGAGATCAAGGAATTTGTGAACCGCGGTAACGGGCATGCCGGCACCCAGACCCTGATCATACCCAAGGGACGCGAGACGTTCCGGCTGCTGATGGAAGCCGAAGGACTGATTGGTATGTCGGACGATACTGAGGACATGGCCGATGCTGGTTGAAACAATTTATACGGGTATAAAGATTTGCGCTTTGGCTAGTGTGTGCGCCTATGGCTGGCTGAGAGTACAGCAGGAACGCAAAGCTGAGACGGCTAAAGAACAGGCAGAAAAAACTACATGCAAGAATTGCTGTTACTGTCGGATGATTATGACTGATAGCCGGATTGTCTGCGAACTAGAAGAGAAGCCGACAGAACAACCTGCCCATTGCACGCTATTTACAGAATGGCCTGAAGACTACACGTCCAGCTTATGTTTATACTGCAAACACTGCAAAAACTATGGCAAGGTTTATGTTCGTTGCGATATAAGCGGGTTGCGTGATAAAGCCAAAATTACCTGTATTAACTATGAAAAGCGCCGCAAATACTTCCCAGATCTAGGAGGAATACACTAATGACCAATGAAAAATTTGAAACCCGCAAGAAAGAGATTGCCAGTAACCTGCAATTATTGCTTGACGAGATGCGGCAACTACATGACTGGATTGTGCTTAACCCAGTAACAGATGTTACACCCGAAAACTATAAGGACTGGGAGAATTCGTTCGGTGCTCTACTTGACAGTTTCGAGATCCTAGACTGCAACTAATAAGGAGAAACTTTATGTCAAAGTTAAAAATCGCCAGTGCTATAACTCACGCTTGCGCTGTGGCCACTGCGGTATTGGCTGTTGGAGCCGCTGTACACTTTGCCCTTTACTTAGAAGCTAAAGCGCCAAAAGCTGTGAGTGTGACCACTGTATATACCACACACAAAATCTTCTACGCATTCCTTGAAACGCGGCCGTATACAAACCGGTATGGCGGCATTTGCGGCGCTGACACATACCTGCACTGCGGCGTGATACAGGATGATGGGAGCATAAAAGAAGAAACCGAGGATGTAGATTACGTCACTATAAAATATTCTGATGAAGATTACAGCTACAAGGCCGACTTTTACGACCGCACCACATACGATAATGAATCGTTCGAAGATCGGTATACCAGCACCGTGTACTACCTGACCGACGAGATGATGCGAGACCTGGGTACTGGAGGCAGCATATGAACGAGGCGTGGGAATCTACGGTGGACGCCATACTGATGATCTACATATGGGGACCGCTGATGCTGTTGGCATTGGGGGTTGTATGTACGCTGTTGATTTTTGGCGCGTGGAAGATAACAACAACAGCAAAACACATCGCCAAGAGATATTACGAAAAGTTCATATGTAAAATTTTCATGAACAATAAAAACGAAAAATAAGGTGAAAAAATTTTTATGGCACGACTGATTGATGCGGAGGAGTTTGAGGCGTACTGCATTGAGCGCGACTCGAAGTATTCAGAGGCCGAATGGCAGGCTTATCTGGATGGGGTACAGCGGGTTTTGGAGGCCATTGATGCGGCACCCACCATGACAAAATATGTGCGGTGTGAGGATTGTGACGAGGTGGTGAACTCCATTATACGCCCAGATTTATACTACTGCATGCTGCACGATTGCCCAACAACAAAGGAGGGATTTTGTAATGAAGGGCATATCAAATAAACGATACAGAGATCTTATGGAGATATCAAATCTGTATCTGTGTGGAGAGAAAACACTGGATGAGGTTGTGGATGCAATCAGGCTGATGCTGGCATATGACATGTGGACAAAAATGTTTGAGGAAGCCGATGTTAAAGTCAATGCCATTGGTGGACATGGCCCTGCAAGCCCCTATGATCAGCCTTTGATGGCAGAAACAAATTATTCAGCCCAGTTAAGATACGAGCTGGAAACGCCTGTGCGGCGGGCTAAGGAGGTGTATAAACCACATGACAAGACTTGAAAAGTTACAAAGCGCAACGGCAGACGATCTAGCCAGCTTGTTCACTATCATGGATGACGGAGGTGAGTACCTTCCGCTGCTGATGCCAATGAACCTGGTGAAAGATCCTGACAACCTGGACGAGATTATTCAGAGCCAGAGCGAATGGCTGCAGGGCGAATATTGGCCGGGAGATTTTGGGTTGGGCTGTTTTGATGAACCGATAATGCCGGAACCAGAGATCTATTCATAAACCGCGACACCGCACGGTATAACATGGTCTGAGACGCGCAGGGACGCGCTGTGAGCCACAATACAAGGAGATGCGACATGCAATACATAAGCCGTGAAGATGCGTTAAAAGCGCTTGGAGACGAGCCTGCAGTGTGTGACGAAGAAGACCTGGTTGAGATACAAACCTGGCGCGACTGGGACGACCACAACCAAGCAATCAGTACCGTTACGCCATTACCTTTTGAGCTACGACCATTATGCCCGGAAGAACTGTTTAACGCAAAAGGAAAAAGCGTGATTTTATCAGCACCGGATCAGCCAGGGCTGGATAAACGAGCAGTGACCTGCAACGGCCTGAAAACCAGAGGAACACACCAATGGCTTGACTTGAACGGGCAGCGCTATGACCTGGGACTATTTTTGAAGCGACACGTTACGGCCTGGGCGATTGTATAAAACCAGGAACGAAAAGAGCCAAGGAACGATCCCACCAGAACCCATGCGCCCACACAGGGTTAAAGGGGTACGGTTGAGCTTGGGATGCACGCAGAACAAGCGAAATGGTCGGCGGATACGAATTCCCGGAGGGCCAAACGCCGAGCAAAAGTACCACCTATATTTCTTTATTAAGGTTTTTCTTATTAAGCGTAAGTGAATGTTGGTTTTACCCCAGGTTTTTCGTTGTTCAAAAACGGATTGGACTGCGGATTTTGCATCGTTTCTGAACATCGTTTTCCAAAATGCGTTTTTTGAGCCAATTTTTAAGAATTGAATGATTGATTTTTGGCCGTTTTTACTATCACAAAGGAGTGTTTTTAATGTATACGAACGGTTCCTACTTAGCAAAGCAGGTAGTGCAGGTGCCGGAAGAGCTGATTTTTAACCGTGATGTTCAAGAATTATTACCAGTTTATATGGTGATGTACGCGAAGTATTCACCGTTTTACGACATGCGGTTTTACAGTTACACAAGCTTGGCTGAGCTGGTTGAACTGGCTGGAACGTTTGGAAAAGATTGTCAGCATCGTAGATACTATAACCGTGCAGCAGAAGCGGTTGAGTTTTTGGGGGCGCGTGGCGTGATTGTGACAGATGGATACGATAAGGCAAAAGCGACTAAGCCCTTTAAGTACCGGTTCAAAGATTTGAATGAGGTGTTTGGCAAAGATGAGAAGGATGGAAAGTTTGGTTATGCTTCACTATCTTCAAACGAATATTTTTTGCTGTTGAACAGAGTATCCGCTGCCTATTCTACAGGGCGTGGCACGAACAATCTGTACCGGATCTACTGTTACCTGCGGTTGAGGTACCGCTTGTGGCAGCGTACATACGGTAAGGAAAAGATTGGGTTTGTGGCAACGTGGGTAGGATATATTAAAGCGATTTCCAAAGAACTGCACTTGGCCGACAAGACCGTATCAAACGCCATCCGGGTTATGTACCAGTGTGGGCTGGTTATCCCGTACTACGGAGCGATTGAAAAGGGAAACCTGGAATCTGACCGGCCGGAGATGATTTTGGCGCTCCCGCTAATGTGTGGCGACAACATGGTGGAGAAGGTTGTGCGCGAAACAAAGAACCGGTACCGGCGCAAACCCAACCGAGCAGGCTCCAACTGGTACCCGGCAGGCCAGACATGCGGAGCGGAGGACAAGCCAGAACCAGCAGAGGAGGTGATACCGGAACCGGAACAGGAAATTCCGCCAGAACCGCCGATGGAAGAGTTGTGCAACACCCAGTTTTGCGATGGGTGGGGGATGCCGCCTGACAATTACAGTGACTGGGGATTGTGTGAGGATGAAATATTCTAAGCAAAACGAACGTATATTGCCCACTTTACCTTTTCTACAAAAAATATTTTTTTGGAGGTATAAAACTTTGAACAAGAAAGAAGCTGAAACTTTGTTGATACTGACAAATTTTCTGCATGACCTGTGGCAGGGATTTAAGGCCATGGTGCTGGTTGGAGGCTGCATTGTGGTGATCCGGCTGGCGTTGCAGATGTTGGGCACTGTGGCCACGGTTGGAATTTTTGTGGCGCTGCCGGTTTTGTACGCACTGCTGTGGGCAGCACTTTCCCGTGAGGCGTTTGACAGCGGGCGGGTTAGCATTGAAAAGATTTACAACCTGGAAAAAGCCGAGGACAAAGAGAATGACCCGGATAACAAGGAGGACGAGTAATGTTCGCACCACCACTATATATTGTGCGAAAGTTGAACCTGACCTACATTATCAACCATGACTATAACATCCAGATCAGCCAGGAGGAGGAAGAGCGCTTTTATGTAAAGCAGGGTGACAACATGCTGTTCCGGCAGATCCGGCTGCTTACATACGAGAGCAACGAGTACAACCGGTTTGTTGTGTTTGTGGATTGCGTGGGTGGCCAGAACAAGAAGGCGGCCATGAAGCGGTTGATCCAGCACGGATTTAAGATTGGAAAGCAAGAGTTTGTGCTGAGTGAACGCAGCGCTAGTATGGTGCGGCAGGGTATCTTGAGCTTTGTGGACAGGCGGTTGGCCCACGACCTTGACGTGAGAATCACGATGGGAATACAGATCCAGGAAACAGTATTGAGTAGTTGTTAAAATTGCTCCTATAACAAGTAATTGTTATTAGCAAACTCCTTTAATTGCTGGAACGCCTTTAGAGCTTAGTAGGCTACAACACAGTGATGAAACAAGCGCAAGTGTGAGAGCTAGAAAACTACCAAGATTAGGTAATCAGCAGCGAAGCTCCGAACAGGGGAACGTTCATCGACTACCGCGAATGCGGGTAAGGCAAAGCGCCGAGAATGGGGAGCATCCTACTGGGATGAAGATATAGTCAGTGCATCTATGGAAACATAGAGAAATGAGGCTTTGATATATAATTGCAAGCTGAAACTTTTACGCCTAGCGAACGCAGAAGAACAAACCAGAAATTTTACGCTTATCGCGGCCTGATGTATTCCAGCTGCCACTGCATTGAGAACTGGTATCCGACCATTGTTGTAGTGCCGGACTGCTTTGTGACCATACCAAACCAGAACATTAAATATGTATATGACCGCAAGATCCAGTTCAAAGACCGCAAGACCGGGGCTGACCGCGAGTGGGTGCAGAAAGACATTGCAGAGACTATCCGCGACATTGAGATAAACGCTTTTGACGGCTGCGGGATTGCGCACCCCAAGATTATGCATGAGATACAGCGGCGATTGGGCAGCGAAACACCCGTAACTAGCGTTGTGTGGCGGATGCCGTACTTTAAGGGTGTGCTGAACCAGATGGATTATGAAACGTTTTTTGCAGAACGCGGGGTACGATTCATCAAAGACATTTGGGGCGTGGAGCATGACGTAAGCCCCGGCGCTGAACCCAAGATTATTGCCTGCGAGAGCATGTACAAGGGGTACAAGTATTTTAAGAAGACCGGCACGATTGCGGACTGGGAAGAATACTGGTACCAGTTCAAGAAGAACAAGCACTGCATTGGCATTGCAAAGTGGCAGTTTGACATTGACACAGAACCGCTATACACCCGCGGCAACTACCAGATTTTGCAGGACCTGGATTTGCCGGTAGACGAGTTTGAGCATCTGGCAGATTACAGCATTGATTGGGTTGAAAAGATTGAGAACGGTGACCCGGTATACACCTACTGCTTTTTGGGCATGCTGGCTGACCGGCACAAACCGCTGAATAATTATTGCGCGGCGATTTTGAAGAACCCGGAGATGCTGAAAGAGGAGGGGGTGCGAAAATACATAACCAACCTGCTTGGAAAATATAAGGATGACATGAAGTGCGGCAAGTTGTGGCTGCGCGGTAGCTTTAAGTTCCTAGTGCCTGACCTGATCATGCTGATGGAACACATTGCCGGCCTACCCTTGAAGGGGGCGCTGGAGGCGGATGAGTTTTACAGTTTTGACAGAACAGGAACAACGCTTGGCGAACGGCTGATTGAACGCAACCCACACATTTGCAAGAGCGAGCATGTAATCCTGAATGGCGTGACCAACCCGCTGCTGGAAAAATATTGCGGCCAGTTGGTGAACACGTTGATTGTTAATTGCAAGAGTATTACCCCGCAGAGATTAAATGGCGCGGATCGAATGATGGTCCGGGGCTGTGGTAACACAGCATTTGGAACGGTGTGAACCCCTCGTCAGGGGTGTGGCCCATATGGGCTGCTAACAGGGAATGCCTGCCTGAGAGACGGCAGGAGAATCCTGTGGCTGGAAACGGCTGCAACGACTATCTGGGATGAGTGTACCAGGGTAAGGCTGCTATTGACACGCAGTTTGGAGCGCACCGCTGCCGGGAGACCGGTAGAAGATATAGTCTACACCTGCAAAAAAACAACGTAGGTGTGTATGACGGGGATCTTACCTTGCTCCTTGACAGCCCTTTGATGATGAAGGGTGTGGACAGGAACGCAAAAATTGTAATTGACATTGAAGATAAAGTAACTGCGCTGGCGGAGAAGGACACGATCCAGAACCGCACGGCGTGCATTATGCGCAGCTTGAAGAGTTTGATTGGTGAGATTTCCAATTACGCGAGCTGCTACCACAACAAAACACCAAAAACCGAGAAGCAGAAAGAAACATACGCCCGGTATGTTGACCTGCTCTCCATAACCAACGGTGGCTTCGCCGTTGTAAAACCGCGTGAATGCCTTATCAGCAGTGTCGCCTAAAGGGCGGCTAACGGTGAAACTCTTTATACTTTATTATTTTGAAAGCCGATTTGCTACACCGGAAGGAGGTGAAAATAGTGATTTACAATATAAAGATTGAGGACGAGAAAAATCATGGTATCTATATTATTAAAAACATAAAGAATGGTAAAGTTTACATTGGTCAAACAAGAGCCGGGTTCCGTAAACGTTTTCTAAAGCATATAAGCGGATTTAAGTGTAACAGTGGTCATACTCAAAAATTTATTGACGACTATAAGATTTACGGTCAAGATAGTTTTGTGTTTGAAATTTTAGAGATTGAAAATGATGACTCAAAGCTAGATAACTTGGAGCGAAAGTATATAAAAATGTTCGATAGTGTTGAGAATGGCTACAATACACAGGAAGGCGGCAACTCTTATTATAAAGATAAGCGCGTAAAGGATATGAAGCGTCCAGAGCGTGAGTACGATCAGGTGTTCAGGAAGACTCGTAGCGAATATATGAAAAACCGAGTTGTCACAGATGAGACAAAGGAGCGTATTCGCTATGCAAACCTTGGTTCAAAGTCACCTGTTGCAGTATTAAATGAATCATTAGTTGCACATATCAAGGAAGATCTTGTTCACGGAGATTCCATTAAAGAGGTGTCCACACGTTACGGGCAGAAATACTCTACGATATCTTCTATATCTCATGAGCGTTCCTGGGGCCATATTATTGTTCCAGGTTGGGATGATTATATTAGAAGTAAAGCTTCTGTCAGAAAACGACATATCTTAACAGAAGAAGAAGTTAGGAAGATTCGAGCATTATTGGCAGAAGGCTACAACGAAAGCCAGGTTGCAAGAATGTACGGATGTAGTTCTTCAAAAATAAATGGCATTCATAGAGGGATCACTTTTAAGGATGTCAAGTAAAAAATAATAAAGTATAAAGACAATACCGTGCCAAGCTTTGATTGCCAGTTATTGGCAATTATTGAAGGTGTAACGACTAAGGGTGATGAGTGTAGCCCTGTAGGCCGGGAGATGATAGCCCGGACGCCAAGCGCGTGGCCATGGAAACATGGAAGAGATAGTCTGGCCTGTATGGTGACATACGGGATAATTGAAAAAACGAAAGCTATTGACTTCGCCAAAACCGGTGTGTTGTACCCGGTGCCGCGGCAGATTGCCAAGTATGGCAGACCTTTGCCGTATTTTATGAAGTATGCAAGCCCGTACTACAAGCGGATGAAGCGCCTGAGCTGTGCCCACAGCAACATGAATAAGATGTGTTGGGTTATTGAAAAGTGGGCGGACGGGCTGCGCCACAAAAGGAGTGACGGGTTTGATTACACAATTATGATTGACGCGGAGGTGGGATTTAGCCAGGAGCATTTTGATGCAATTGAAAAAATCTACTTTGAGTTTAATAAAACGGTAGCCGAGCTGGCAGAGACTGAATACCATTGCCGTTACTTTGACCGGTTCAAAGATGAGCTGGAGGCTGAGGGCGTTACAAAGGAGTTTGCCGCCAACTTTGAGGTTGACTGGCAACTGTACTATAACAAGTTCCGTGCCCGGTGTGCAGAGATTTGCCTTGACCCCAAAGAACTGGCCAACATTGCCGTGATGCTTTGCTACCAGAAATCCCCCCGCCGCAGCAAGAAGTTTATGTGGGTGGTGGCCGGCACCGGCATTGTGGAGAATATCCAGCAGGTGAACATTTGCTTGCCGCAGCTGTGCGATGACGGTGAATACGAGTACTTGGGCAAGCGTTATGCCCTGGTGCCGGTTGGCAACGAACTGAACATTGAACCGATTGAAGGAGGAGAGGGGTAATGTATTACAGCTATTATTGCAATGAAAAGATGCTGCTGGATAATTTTGACGATTACAATGAAAGCCCGCGGCTGTTACGGCGGCTGTTGGCGCAGAGTGGGTATGAGCCAGATTTTTGTGCAGATATGCAGCTGGCCCATACAGACCCCAAGTACATAAGGCAGTATGACCGGTTGGACCTAATCCAGCAGTACAAGAAAAAACAGCTGAAGAAGTGTGGACTGCGGCAGGTTGACAAGATCTACCTTTATGAGAGCGACTTAACTTACATCCGGCTGGCGATCCGTACTTATGGGCTGACGCAGCGACAGGTAAAGGTTTTGCTTGGCGTGATTGTTATGTGCCGGCTGAATGGTAGTGACACGCTGGATTTGATGAACCGATACAGGATCAAACAGTTCTGCTCTTGCTTTGGGCGAGATGTGACAGCGATACATATTGATGGCGTGAACTGGTGGGACGGTTATGAAGCGCCGGTGGAGCTGGATGTGCTGAGTGATAAGTGCGGAATATTGAACCGAATTACTTGCAAGCCGGGTCCGGGGCGGATTGGCTGTTTGTATGAGTATCCGTTTTATGATCACAAAAGCGAAGGTGTTTACTGCTGGGATGTGACGGCAGAGAACAACCGGTTGGATATGGATAAATTGTGCGCAAAGATTGGGCTGTTTGACAACCGGTACTGCGAAAAGTGCGGGGAAGAGATTGCGTGGAATGCCAAGACACACTACTGCAAGACCTGCGCGGAATTGGAGAAAAACGCCAAGACATTAGCCCGCGTGACCCGCTACAGAAACAAAAATAATACCTTGTAACGCTTGAAGCTGAAAACCCCCTATATATGATTATAGAGGGTGGAGTGCCCCTGACCATTATGGCCGGGGGTTCTTTTATTCTCAGATTATTTTTTTATAAGGAGATTTTTGAAGATGATTGTTATTTCTAAGGAAGAAGCAAAAATGTTGCGCAAGAAGTTCCCCGGTGTGCATATGGTTACGACCGTGAACAAGACGATGGTGGACGAGCTGCCGTATGTGCTGCAGGCTTTGCCCAACAACTATTTTGCGCAGGAAGCTTTGGCTGAGATGGAGCGTGGCCAGCGCCGCACCGGAATTGTGAATACACGGGGTGACGTGAATGCTTGAGCTGCACAAGCTTGCCAAGGAAACTGACAATGAATACATCTACCGCATTTGTGCTGCCAAGGACCAGATTGGCACCTGGGACGATGTGGCGGATGTGATCAATAAAGAGCTGGGCCAGGACAAGGATGAGTGCGTATACCGCAAGAACTGGAAAGCGTTCAGCATGCTGGCGCACGCCAGTGAAACTAACCTGAGTGACGCCCAGCAGATTTTGGGCGAGATTAAAGAGCAGCGCCGCGAGCTGGAGAAAGAAAAGGTCAAGCTGCGGGACGAGCGCAATGAAGTGAGCCGCCTGATGCGGGTACAAGCCCGTGGAGAGAGCATGCGAGAGCTGATTGAACGGCGGTTCAGCGCTTATAAGCCGGAAACTTTTGAACACATTGGGGTAGTTAGTACAGAAGCACTGACGACTGACCTGATTGTTCACCTGACCGACCTGCATGCGGGGGTTAAGATTGAGAACCTTTACAACAGCTTTGACCAACAGGTACTGCGTGCCCGGCTGAAGCGTTATGCAGAAAAGGTGTATGTGATCCAGCAGCGCCACAATGGCCAGAATTGTTTTTTGGTGCTGGGCGGAGACCTGGTAAACGGTGAGATCCACCTGAACAACCGGCTGGAAAACAACGAGAATGTGGTGGACCAGGTGATCAGCGCCGGGGAAGCCGTGAGTTGGTTTGTGGCCGAACTGAGCCGTATGTTTGAACGTGTATACATTTATAGTGTGCCGGGTAACCACAGCCGGGTGTTCCCCGCCAAGGAGGATAACCAGCACGGTGAATACCTGGACAAGCTTGTGACTTATATTGTGGGCGCACGCTGCACGGCGCTGGGTAATGTGGAAACCTACCAGAATACGATTGACGAGACGATTGCGGACTTTATGGTACGCGGCCGACTGGTGTATGCAGTGCATGGTGACAAAGACACACCGGGCAGCGTGGTACAGACCTTGACTATGATGACAGGTGATAAGCCTGACATTGTGCTGATGGGACACCGCCACACCAATGCCCTGACGACTGTATACGATACGAAAGTATACGAAAGCGGCTGTGTGGATGGCGCGGACTGCTACTGCATGGATAAGAGATTGCGAAATAAACCAGAGCAGAACGTGCTGGTGGTGAATGCTTACGGCGTGGACTGCTGTTACGATATTACGCTGGATTAGAGCGTGGGATTTTTTGATGAGAGGGGATGGTCTTTAGAGTGGGTGAGTATGAGAAGAAGCAGCCCGAATACTTTTGCAGTTATTCGGCGCGGCTTACGAATTTTTTGAAGGCGTTTGGTTTGAGCTATGAGAGCCGGCAGATGAACCCCATTACCCAGACAAGCTACTGTGTGTTTAAGCGCAGCCAGAAACTGATGGATGTGGTGGAGTTTTGGAACGAGTGCCGGAACAACTTCCGTGATTATGATGAGAACGGGAACCGCGCCAATAAGGCGGGTGACTGAACATGGCCGGAAGACCGAAAGGCTCTAAAAATAAAGCTACAATTTTACGAGAAAACGCAGAAGCGCAGGCCAAGATCCGCCGCATGATGGCAGAGGACGATGGGCCTGCGTATTTTGTTTGTGCCTGCTGCGGCAAGCGGTTCATGCACCAGAAGGATAATTTTTCCCCTGCGCAAAGCGAGCTGTGGCGAGGGAACAACCATTACTTCCCGGTATGCAAAAGCTGCATGGACAAGCTGGTTGACCATTATACCCAGGCGCTGGGCAATGAGGATGAGGCCATGAAGCGGGTGTGCATGCTGTTTGACATTTATTACAGCGAGGGCCTGCTGAAAAGCACGGCAAAGCACGCCCCGAACACAAGCCGGATGACAGCTTGGATCAGACATTGCAACATGACCCAGAACCATGGCAAGACCTTTGATACCTACCTGGAAGAAATCAACGGGCGGGTGATCAATGATGTAAGCGATATCAGTGAGACACGACCAAACGGCGGCAAGGTAAGCCAGCGCATGGTTGGGTTTTGGGGGCCAGGGTTCAACGAGGCCGAGTATGTGCGGCTGGACAATGAATACAAGGACTGGATTACCCGGTATGAGTGCTCCACCAAGGCGCAGGAAGAATTGTTCAAAGCAATCAGTATGGCGCAGATTATGCTGACCAAGGCATACCAGACGGGTGACACCAAGAAGGTAAAAGAGGCCAGCGATACTTTGCAGAACCTGCTGGGCAGCGCCAATATTAAGCCGAACCAGACGAACGATAATGCGCTGGCAGAGGCAAATACATTTGGCACCTTGATTAAAAAGTGGGAAGACAAAAAGCCGATCCCGGAAGCTGCGCCTGAATGGAAAGACGTGGATGGAATTGGTAAATATTTCCGCACTTGGGTGACAGGACCAATGATGGAACTGTTCAAGATCAAGAACCCGTGGCAGAAAGAATACGAGGAAGGCATGGCACCTTATACGGCGCACCGACCTGAATACACCGGCGGAGAAGAGGAAGAGAACGAGAGTATCCGCAACGCCATTTTTGGCACCCCCGGAGAATGAGGTGGTGCTTGAATGGTGAAGAAAACTGCAAGAGAGGTTACGGAAGATAAGACAAGCCGGATTATGAATGCCGTGGCACTGTGGGCCAGCTTTTACCGAGCGAACCCGCAGAGGTTTTGCAAGGATTATTTGAACGTAAACCTGAAGATGTTCCAACAGATTTTGATTTATTGCATGGCGCTATGCACAAATTTTTGTTTTATAGCGGCGCGTGGTCAACATTAGGCCCCTAGGTTGGGAAACCAGCTTGAGAGAACCGGACAAAATCGGTAGAGGCTGTAAAATGCTAATACCGAGATAACCTACCTTTTTAATAGAAGGAGGTATTGTAACGCATAGGCAGTGAACCTGTTACTGACAGAATATAATCCGCCCACGAGTGCCCGGCACCCTTAGAGGGTGAAAATGTATGCTGAACTTATGGGAAACCATAAGAACTGCCGGATAAAAAGCCGGTAGGATAACATTATTGCTAGGCAAGACGTTCCTATGTGCAATTTTCTGCTGTTGGAAAGCGATCTTGTACCCAGGCAGCTTGATTGTGATTGCGAGCAAAACGCGAAACCAGGGTAGCTTGGTACTGAAAAAGATTGAGCAAGAATTGGTGCCGCGAAGCCCATTACTGCGCAGTGAGATAAAAGATATAACGATAAACCAGAGTGTGGCGAAGATAACCTTCCGCAATGACAGTGTGATTGAGGTTGTGACCGCCGCAGATACTGCCCGTGGCGGCCGTGCGAGTTTGCTGATCATTGACGAGTACCGCATGGTTGACAAGGAAGTGCTGGATCTGGTTTTGAAGAAGTTTTTGAACTACATCCGCCACCCCGGCTACATGGACAACCCCAAGTATGCCCATTTGGCGGAACGCAACCAGCAGATGTACCTAAGCTCTGCATGGTTTGAACAGCACTGGTCATGGGATTTGTGCAAGGATTACTTTGTGAACATGTTTGACACCACGAAAAATTACTATTGTTTCCGATTCCCGTACCAGATGAGTATTAAGGAAAACCTGCTGCTGAAGAGCCAGGTAGAAGACGAGATGACAGAATCGACGTTTTCTGACATACGGTTCCGCATGGAAAATGAGGCGCTGTTTATTGGCACGACAGACGGCGGGCTATTTAGCTTTGACGACATTAACAAGCAGCGCAAGATCATAAAAGCGTTCTATGCGCCAAACATGATTTTGAACAATAAGGCGGCTTGCCAGTTGCCGGCCAAGAAGACCGGTGAGAAGCGGATTTTGACCGTTGATATTGCCCTGATGAGTTCTAAGCGCCGCGATAATGACGCCACAAGCATCTTTTTGAACAGTTTGGTGCCAGACAGTACAGGCAAGTGTACCAGCAACATGGTGTACACCGAAAATTGCGAGGGTATTATTACGCAGGATTTGGTGCTGAAGCTACGCCGCTACTTTAAGTATTTTGAGTGTGACTATATTGGCATTGACGCAAAGGGTCTTGGTGCCCCCATTATGGATCTGCTGATGCACGAGTGCTATGACCCAGAGACGGGCGAGACATACCCACCGCTGAACTGCTGCAATAACCCGGATTTCCAGGAGCGGTGCCCCGACAAGACGGCACCCAAGGTGATTTGGGCGATCATGGGCAGCAGCCAGTTTAATAATGACGTGACAATTGCGTTGCGAAGCGGAATCCAACAAGGGAGAATCCGGTTTTTGGAATCCGAATATGACTGCGAAGAGATTTTGCGGGCGAACATTAAAGGTTACGACAAGCTTTCACCCATGGAAAAGATGGCGCTGCAGATGCCGTACATCAATACCGGATTGGCTGTAAATGAGCTAGTGAACCTGGAATATGAAGCAACGAATAATTTGATCCGTGTGCATGAGAAGCCCGGCGCACGCAAGGACCGTTACAGCAGCCTGAGCTACAACTATTACATTGCGCTGCAGGTTGAACGCATGATGAGTAAAAACTTTATGCGCAATAAGAAGATTGAAATGAACTTTAGAGCGCCCAGACTGCGGCATTAAGGAGGCGGCTATATGGAAGAAATACAGCAGAAAAAGGTCGCCATGATCAGCCCGGACGGCAAGAAAAGCTTTGTGCCATTGACGGAATTTATGAGTAAGGTGCGGTATGCGAACCTGGCAAACGTGAAGATCCGCGACCTGGTAAATAACCGCGACTACAACCCTACTTATAAAAAGTACACCAAGAGCCAGATTGTTACCTATTTGGGGAACCCGGCCAACTATGAAGTGCAGCTGCGGCAGATGAGCCAATACCTGTTTAATATTTCGAACTATTACAGGCGGCTGATCCAGTATTTTGCCAACATGAGCACGTTCAGTTACATTGTGGTGCCGTATGGCATTGATTATTCCAAGAATGTAAACCTGCAAAAGTTCAAAAAAGGTTACTATGCGGTGACGGCACAGTTGGAAAAGATGAACCTGCGGCACGAGTTCAGCCGGGCGTTAATGGTGGCGTTCCGTGATGATGTGTATTACGGATACGCATGGGAAACGAACGATAGTTACACCTTCCAGCAGCTGGATGCAGACTATTGCAAGATCAGCAGCATTGAGGATGGTGTATACAACTTTGCGTTCAATTTTTCTTACTTTGATTCCCACAATGAGCGATTGCCAAATTTTCCGCCGGAATTTACCACGATGTACAGTGCGTACCAGAAGGATTCCGGCTTGAAGTGGCAGGAGTTGTCAAGTGAAAATTCTATCTGTTTGAAAGTAAACGAGCAGACGTATGTGCCGATTCCGCCGTTTGTGAGCTTGTTCAGCGCACTGGCGGATATTGAAGACTACCGGGCGATCAGTAAGGATGCCAGTGAAGTGAATAATTACAAGGCGTTGGCGCTGGAGATCCCGGTGGGTGATGACGGTACATTTTTGATTGACTACGACCTGTGCAAAGAGTTTTACGACATGCTGTGCAACGTGCTGCCGGAGAACATTGGCGCGATTATGAGTCCGATGAAGATCAGCAGCTGGGACTTTGAAAAAAGTGGAGCTGTAAGCGGCAGTGACGATGTGGCAAAAGCCGAAAATTCGATGTGGAAGCAGGCGGGTGTAAACAACATCTTGTTTGGTGGCGGTGAAGACCCCAGCAGTTCGACACTGAGCCTTTCTACCGTGAATGACCAGATGATTGTGTTTGCGATGATGCGGCAGATTGAACGCTGGATCAACCGTAAATTAAAGAGTGTTTCGACGGCAGTTAAGTTTAAGGTAAATATTTTAGATGTGACGTATTTTAACCGGCAGGAAGTGCATGACCGTCTTGTAAAAGATGGCCAGTACGGAATGCCGGTGCGCAGTGCCATTATGGCGACAAGCGGATACAGCCCAAGCGATGTGGAAAACATGCAGTACCTGGAAAACACGGTATTGAACCTGGCGGCCAATGAGGTGCCGCTGATAAGCTCCAACACGCAGAGCGCTGCTGACAGTAATGCCGCGACAGATGAAGGCGGACGCCCCACCAATGCAAGTGAGGGTAAGGCGCTGACAGACGCAGGCGAAAACAGCAGCGAGGAAGACCTGGCGACAGGAGGCTGATTGATCGATGAAGCGTGAAGTTAAGGTGCGCGGCCGTGACGTGGTACTATATTTGCTGCGCCAGAAAAAGAAACTGGTGCGGGAAGAGCGCGACAGTGGCGGCCATACAGTATATATTTTTGAACTTGACGACGATGATTTGAAGGCTGTGCAGGAGTTTGCCGCACAGCAGAAAAAACGAAATTACTTTTGAGAGACCGCTATGCAAGCGGCCTTTTTTAGTTTACGGGGTGATTGGATGTGAGTGAGCGGTTGAACCGCCTGCCAATTACCTTTGAAAAAACCGGAGAAGTGATGGGTAAAGATACGCGTTTTATTAACGTGACGATTGATGTGCTGCATACTGGCGGCAACCTGAACGGATCGCGGTTTGAAAAAGAGGTAGTTGACCGGGCAGCAAAGAGTATTGCGAATACCCCGATCCTTGGATACATTGAGCAAAATGACGATGATGAGCTTGATTTTAAGGGTCATGAACATGAGCTGATTGTGGACGAGGACGGGATTCGATATGTATATGCCGGTAGCGCTTACGGTGTAATACCGGAGAGCTGCAACCCGCGCTGGGTAAGCCGGGATGACGGCACAGGAAAAACACGGGAATATTTGCGCGTTGACGGATTGCTGTGGACCAAGTTTGACGATTCCTGTGGGATTTTTGAGCGGGATGTGGTGAAAGGGCAGAGCATGGAGATCACCAACATGGAAGGCTATGTGGATAAAGACGGCTACTATGTTGTGCAGAATTTTGATTTTGATGGCTGCTGCGTGCTTTCCACCACTGACCCGCAAATCCGACCAGCAATGACGGGCAGCACAGTTACGGCGAATTTTACCGCCACGACGATTGCGAGCCAGGTTAAGGATATGCTGGCGGAATACACAGCTTTACAGAGATCTGAATCCTCCAAGGAGGCTCAGATAGATAATTTTGCGAAAGGAGACGATTGCTTGAAAGAAAAAGAAGAAATTCTGGCTTCTTACGGCATTGACGCTTCTACGCTGGAGTTCTCTTTGGAGGAAATTACCATTGAGGAACTGAAAGCGAAGTGTGAAGAGATGGCTGCAGCAAAATCTGCCGAGCCGGAAGAGCCGCAGGGTGAACCGGAAAGTGAGCCGGCCGCAGAGCCTGCTGCTGAACCTGCAGAACCCGAACCCCCGGCAGAACCGGAACCCGCTGCGGAACCGGAAGGCGGCGAACCTGCTGCGGATTACAGCCTGAACCTGTGCGACAAGCTGAACGAAGTAAACGAGGCCATTAGCGCTGAAACCATGATTGACCCGTGGGGCTATGAAGTGAGCCGCTATTGGCTGCAGGATGTGCAGGATGATCTTGCCGTTGTGATGGATTGCCAGGATTGGAAGATCTACAGCTTTACCTTTACCATGGATGGAGACAACGTGAAAGTTGATTTTGCCAGCAAGAAACGCATGAAGGTAAAGTACGAAGCCTGGGATGAAGGCAGTGCCGATATGGGCGTGCCCGCGCTATACAGCACCATGGGCGACAAGGCCAAAGAGCAGACCGAAAAACTGGAGGCCGCCAACAAGCAGTACAGCGAACTGAAAGCAGAGTATGACGAGATGAAGCCGAAATATGATGCTTACGTTGCGGCCGAGGCTGCTGCTGCCAAAGAAGAAGAGAGCGCTAAACGCGAACAGCTGTTTGCCGTTATGGATCAGAAGCTGGATGGCGATGCTGATTATGCCAAGCTGCGAGATAACAAGACGATGGAGTTTACCGTTTTGGAAGATGCTTGCTACAAGCTATTGGGCAAAAAGGCCGCTGAGTTCAGTTATGTTCCGCCCAAAGAAAAGAAGGGCGAGGTAAACAAGGTACGGTTTGGCGTGAATGGCACCCAGAAAACAGAGAAGCGCTATGGCGACCTGTTCGAACGTTACCTGCATACAAAAGAGTAAAAAAAAGGAGTTACATATTATGGCTAACATTAAACATGCTGTTGTTGGCACCGATATGCTGGTTGGTTCCAGCAACGCTGCCTACCTGAAGAGTGTTGTTTTTTACAAGGATGGCAGCCCTGCCGCCATTGATAATGGCAACATTGTTGTGATTGGTGATGCGATCGGCCCCGAAACCTACAAGGCTGAAGCACCTGCTGCTGATTCCAAGCGCTCCCTGCTGGCCCTGGTTGCCGGCGTTGAGCTGTTTTATGATGAGACCCGTACCCATTACCTGACCGAGTGGGAGAACGAAGCTGGCAAGCCTGTTCGCGTTTACCTGCTGGTTGCCGGTGCTGATTCTTTCCGCGTTACTGCTGAAGCTTTTGACGGTACCCCCGAAAAGGGCAAGTTTGTTGCCTTTGCTGCTGGTTCTACCAAGCTGAAAATTGAGGCTGATGCTTCTGCTGACAATGTTTTTGGTGTGATCAAGCGCGATCCTGTGAAGGTTGGCTTTGGCGACGGCCAGTATACCTATTACATCGTTGACGTGATCGCCTGATTTTATATCAGCAAGTTAGTTATAACTAATTACTGGTGTGGCCTATGGCTGCACCTATCTTTATATGTAAAGGAGTATTAACATGGATGAGAAACTGATTAAGCTGGCCGTTGATGGCTACCATGGCCACCTGGGCGAATACAGCGTGAAAGACAGCCAGGAAGTTCTGCGCCAGGCCATGATTGAGGCTAATAATGGCAAGACCAGCATGAACTACAAGGATATCCGCGACGGTAAGTGCAGCAACCTGTTTGCTATTACCGAAGTTCTGATTGATAAGGTTAGTGAAGAGGGCCTGAAGGGTGACGAGTTCTTTACCAATTTTATTGAGGACCGCAATACCTCTCTGGGCGATACCAACATTTTCCATACCACCAAGCCGTGCCTGCTGACTGTTGCCGACATTGCTGAAGGCACCCAGGGCGTTCGCCGTCAGCGTCTGGAAGCCGGCCAGGACATTACCGTGAATACCCAGCTGCGTGCTGTGAAGGTTTACGAGGAAATGAACCGCGTGATGGCTGGCCGCATTGACTTTAATGACCTGGTTGACACTGTTGGCCGCAGCTTTACCCAGTATGATCTGGACAGCGCTTATCTGGCATGGACCAGCATGTTTACCAAGCTGGACCCCGTTTATACCCAGAGCGGTTCTTACAATGAGGACAAGCTGCTTGACCTGATTGAGCACATTGAAGCTTCTACCGGAGACACTGCTACTATCGTTGGTACCCGCAAGGCACTGCGCAAGATTACCACTGCTACCATGGGCGAGCAGGCCAAGAGCGACCTGTACAGCATGGGCTACCTGGGCCACATTGCCGGCACCCCGATGATTGCGATGAAGCAGCGCCACAAGATCGGCTCTACTGAGTTCATTCTGCCTGACGACACTGTTTACATTTTTGCCGGTGACACCAAGCCCGTGAAGCGCGTTACCGAGGGTGAAGTTACCATGCTGATGGGCGACCCGATGAACAAGGCCGACCTGACCCAGGAATTCCTGATGACCAAGCGTACCGGTATTTCCATTATTCTGGATCGCGACTTTGGCAGCTACAAGTTTGCCTGATTTTGAGCTGAACGATACCCCTGCCGCAAGGCGGGGTTCTTTTTTTTTTTTTTATATAAGGAATATTTTGGAGGTATGTTTTGGCAACTGCGAAGATTACCAATGAAACCATGGTGGAATGCAAGAACGGCACCCATGGCAACTTGTTTTATGCTTCGACCCGCAACCCCGGCTACACCGTTGAGTGGACCGAGTTTGGCGAGGTACAGGAGATGGACTACGCCGAGCTGCTTGTAATGCGTGGCAGCCAGCCGCGGTTTTTCCGTGATAACTGGATTTTGATTGAGGACGCCAACGTATTGCGCAAGCTGGGTGTGGAACGTTATTACAAGAATGCGCTGACCACGGAGAACTTTGACGAGGTATTTAAGTGGACCCCGGATGAGATCCGCGAGAAGGTGCCCAAGATGAGCGAGGGGATGCGCGACAGCATCCGTATCCGCGCAAAGGAGATGCTGAAGGCAGACCAGCTGGATAGCCGTGCCATGATTAAAGCATTGAACGATGTGCTGGATTGCGATTTGGAAGAATCCGTTGCGTTGGAGGCACCCAAGAAACCCAGAACCCGCAAGAGCGGCGTTGAGATTGTGACGATCGGCGGAACCGAAGAATAATGAGAGGAATGGTGCGGGCCAATGGGCACAAGATACGAGGAAGTTTATGAGCGTTACCGTGGCCAAGTCCGCAACTATGAGTTCCTGGACTACGATGCGGTGACAAGAGAAGCAATGCAGCTGGATCTTTTGAAGATGGCGATCAGCGATTTTGAGGATGTGTGCAAACAGGACCTGAATGACAGGGAAGATGACCTGCTGGCGTTCAACATTACGCTGACGAACCGCGAAAAGGATATTTTGGCACTGGGCATGATTGTGCATTTTGTGCGCCAGTATGTTTATAACACAGACGCATTGCAGAACGGATTGAGCACAAAGGATTTTACGCTGTTTTCGCCAGCCAACCTGTTGGAGAAGATGACGACCCTGCTGACCACGACAGAGCGGCAGCAGATGAAGGAGATCAACCTGTACTCTTTCCGCAATGGGGAAATTTCGGGTTTGACTGAGTGAGGTGGTAGCGTATGAACTATGAGACATATGCTGCTATGCTTGGCAGGCACGGAAGTACGCGGCGTGACCGGATGGTTGAAAAGAGCAAACGGGACACGCTGAGAATGGGGCCTGATTCCCCTGCCTATAAAGAGGTAGAGATTGAGGGGGTGCCCCACCACATGATGATTATTAGCAGCACGGTGACAAACCAGAAGATTATACGCACCATGCCGGGCGACAACTTTGAGATTGGAAAAATTATGCTGTTTAGTAAAAGCCATTGGCTGATTACAGAGCGCGATGCGGACGATGAAATAACCGTGCGCGGCAAAATTGAGCTGTGTAACCGGAGCATCCAGTGGCAGAACCATGAGACCGGGGAAATTATTACCCGGTGGGCGGTTGTGGATAAGCCGTATTTTTCCAACCTGAACGAAGATGTATACATGACCATTTCCAGCCGCGAATTCCAGGTGAAAATACCGTATGATGAGGAATCGGCTTTGCTGGATGTGGGGAAACGCCTGATGATGGAGCAGATTAACGGCAAGCCTAAAACTTACCGTGTGACCTGTGTGGACGCTATGACAGAACGCTACGACTGGAATGATGCCCAGACGGGATTTTTGGTTTTGAACCTTGAACAAGACCAGCATGTAGAAGAACAGGATAACGCCGAAAAGATGCTATGCGATTACCAGGAGGTAAAGCAGGCACCTGAGGACGGCGAAGTGATTATTAAATACGCGGGCGAACCCAAAGTGCGCATTTGCGGGCGCGGCAAGATTTTTAAGGCCACGATTGATGGCAAGCCGCTGCCGGGATGCACCTGGAGCCTGAGCGTTGATGATAAAACACTTGAAACAAAGGTATACCTTGCTAACAGTGTGCAGTGGAACCGGGTGACTGGGGAAAGCTGCCGGGTATGCGCAGAGGATAATGCCGCGCTGAATGGAGCTACCGTGAAACTGACGGTTGTGGCACCGGACGGCAAGAGCACAGACAGCATTACAGTGAAGGTGGTGGACGTATGAACCTGAGTGAGCTGGGAGAATACAAACACAAAGTAGCCGCCCTGCTGGCACAGGACGACACCATTATTAACCTACTGCTTGGACCCGTGGACGATGATACTGACACGGACGAGATGCTACTGGGCGATAAGAGCATTAGCACCGGACATATTTACGAGTTTGAGTATGTGCCGGAGATCAATGAAACGGCGGATACCTACCTGTGCATGGAGACCGTGGTGGCTAAGGCACCGAGCGATACGGCATACAGAGTGTACCTGTACATTTTTGCCTATTGCAATAAGAAGGTAATGAAGAGTTACCGACACCCCGGCGTGCTGGGGACGAAGGCCGATGTGTTGGCTATGAACGTTGACCGTTTGCTGAACGGCAGCGAAGATTTTGGAATTGGGAAGGTACGGTTACTGAACAACGATGTATACAAGCCGAATAATAACTATTACGGCCGCTGCATTACATACGAGGTGATGGCGTTCAACCGCAAGATGGGTGGCGCAAAGTGAAAGTACCGTACTATGAACTGCTGAATCCCGAAGGTTTTATGGTGAAAAATGTGGGCAGAGTACACTCGCCACGACTGAGTGACATTAACAAGCGCGGCTATATGAGCTATCAGTTTGCGCTAAGTACCTTGCTGCTGACACCACAGGCGATGTTTGAAGACATTGCCAAAGTAACAGGGCAGGAGAACCCGTATGAAGCTTTGAGCGATGAGGAAAAAGCCACCATTAACACCTTTGATTTATTGAGTATGAGCAAAGAAAGCCAGGCGGAGATGATTGCCGCACTGGCCTTTTTTATTGATGCGCCGCTTGAATATGATGAAGCGCACCATGCTGTGCTGGTGAATAAAACCGAAGTGGACGATAAGATCCTGATTGATGGTTCCATAACGCGAGATAACTGGGCAGAGATTTGCGACATTTGCCTGCAAACCGCGTACATAGACCAGAAGCGGGAGGAAAACTTGAAGTTCAAAAATGAGGTTGCCCGCAAGTTTTATGAACGATTCCAAAAGAAAAAGGCTGAATATGAAAAATCGAAACGAAAAGGGTATAAGAGTAACCCTGATTTGGAGTTGGGGAACATCATCTCTGCGCTGGCGACAAACCATAACAGCCTGAATTATACGAATATTTATGATTTGACGGTGTACCAGGTACATGACACTTTTAACCGTCAGAACATAAAAAAACAAAATGAGATCCATGACATGAACTATGCCGTATGGGGTGGCGAGAACGACCTTGGCGGATGGTACAAACGCATGGAAACTGATAAACAATAACGGAGGAATAAGATATGGCTGTAAATCCGAATATGGCGAACCGTGAAGTTGCCGATCTGGTTCTGCTTGATTACAAGACCAAGAAAGTTTTTCTGCCCATTGATTTTGCCAACGTGACCACCACTGACTTTACCGCAAACCGCGTGTTTGCAAAGGGCGGCCAGGGCGCACCGAACCGTGTTGGCTTTGATGGCGAGCGTGCAGGCACTCTGAAAGTTGATACCCAGATCATGCCTGTTAAGCTGTTTGCCCTGCTGAGTGGCCAGGACATTGGCAAGGTTGCAAAGATTATGAAGCGCGAGGTACTGACCGCTACCACTGACGGCATTGAACTGAGTGAGACCCCGAAGGCCGGCACTGTGCAGGTTTTTGCTGTTTCTGACGACGCCGGTACTGAGATCAGTGATCTTACCACCAACGACAAGAAGGTTACTGGTGCTGGCCTGCAGGACGGCAAGAACTATGTTGCCTACTACTTCTACGACAAGAATGACGGTGTTCAGACTGTCAAGTTTGATTCTGACACATTCCCGCGTGCCTTTGAGGTCCACGGTATGATGCCGTTCAAGACCGAGGACGACGAGATTGTGCAGTGTGAGCTGGTTTACTACAAAGCTCAGCCGCAGGCAAGTTTCAGCCTGGCTTTCCAGAACACTGGTGATCCGACCACTGTTTCTATCACCTTTGACTGCATGGCCAATCAGGACGGCGACATTTACAGCATGAACTTTATGGAGTGATCAACGCAAATCCTTACCTTATTATATATAGGTTTGAATTGTCAATAACCCATAACTAAAGTCGCGGGTTTGCTCCGGTAAGCCTGTACTTTAGAAGTGTCCGCAAGGATATGTTGACTACCCTATGCGCATTAAGTTGCGCCCCGTTATAAGCGAATAGATAGTTACCGCATAGTGTAAATCCTAGCCGTGCGCTCTAAGACAACACATCACATAAAGCTGAGGTAAAGCCGACAGGTGTGGCTGTATTAAACCGTTTATAACCTTGGGGAAGGATTCTTACCCTCTTCGGAGGAGTGAGCAGCTTCTTTTTAGCTGCAATTTTATCGAAAGGAGCATGGCATCATGCAATATGTGTATGTACTCAGCAAACACGGCGAGCCCTTGATGCCGTGCTCGCTCGAAAAGGCTCGCCTGCTATTAAAACGGCAAAAAGCATGTGTTGTAAAGCGCACACCGTTTACAATCAAGCTTCTGTACGGAAGTGCAGGGTACAAATAACCTATCACTTTGGGTGTTGACGCAGGTAGTAAGCATGTTGGTTTGTCTGCATCTACTGAGACGCGTGAACTCTACCGTGAGGAGTTTTCTCCTCGCAATGATGTGGTAAAACTACTTTCTACGCGCAGGCAGAATCGTCGCTCAAGACGTTACCGCAAGACCCGTTACCGCGCACCGAGATTTGATAATCGCGTTCGCAGCAAACATAAAGGCTGGCTGGCACCTTCGGTAGAGGTAAAAATTCAAGAGCATATTACCGTCATCAAGCATATCTGCAAAATTTTGCCCATCACTCTTGTAAGGGTAGAAACAGCAGAATTTGACACACAGCGCTTGAAGGCAATGCTTGCTGGAAAGCCTCTTCCTGTAGGAACAGACTATCAGCTTGGCGAGATGTACAACGAATACAATGTTCGCCAGTATGTCTTGAAGCGTGACCATTACTCTTGTCAATATTGTGGTGCTCATACCACTGCCGAGAAAATGGTCAAGCTACATGTACATCATCTCGAAAGCCGTAAGACTGGCGGCAACGCTCCAAGCAACCTTATTACTTTGTGTACCACATGCCACGAGAACCTTCACAAAGGGAAGGTGACGCTCGATGGTAGAGAACGCGGCAAACCTCTTCGTGATGCTGCTTTTATGGGTATTATGCGCAAAACCTTAATGGTCCGTTTGAAAGAGGAGTTGCCTGTCCCTGTTCATGAAACTTATGGTTATATCACTAAAATGCGTCGTGAGCAAAACGACATCAAAAAGAGTCATGTAAACGATGCTCGTTGTATTAGCAAACATCCGTTAGCTAAGCCTTGCAGCATATGCTACCGAACAAAAGCAATTAGGCACCATAATCGGCAAACCCATAAAGTAAACTTCTCAAAAGGTGGCTACCGGAAAAGAAGTCAGACACCTTATATCGTTGAAGGCTACCGCTTGTGGGATAAGGTCCTTTATAAAGGACAAGAGTGCTTTATATCCGGTCGTCGCTCTTCGGGGAGCTTTGCACTTAAAAAGCTGGATGGTACTGTCATTATAAACAGTATTACATTCAAAAAGTTGCGGCTTTTAGAACCCGCAACAAACTATTTAATCGAAAGAATGTAAACGGGCAATTCCTCCCACGGCTAAAGCTGTGGGTTTCTTTGCTCTGTATTTTGTGATGTTTGATCCGTGGGGGAGCGAAAAGCTCCTCCATTTTTAGAACGCGAAAGGAGTGGCGTGCATGGAAGACAAGAATACTGGCGGTTTTGCTGATGTGAAGATTGAACCTGTTGAAATTGCTGCCCCGCCCAAAGTGCCCCTGAAGCGTCAGGTGCGCCCGCTGAATGGCGTGGTTGTATACTACAGCAAGGAACGCGGCTACATGGGTTTTGAATGTGATGGGCACGGCTACCAGATGCCGGTGAAAGACGGCTATGCCGTGGGCGATGTGGTCAAGTTTAAGATTACAGACGGGAAGATTGAGCTGTGCAAGTAAGCGGACGAAGCAAGTATAATGTGAGCCGTGACAAGAGCAAACGCACCTATGACGGGATTGTGTTTGATTCTGAACTTGAGATGAAATATTACAAGGATGTTGTGCTGCCGGGGGTTGCCAGCGGGGAGATTGTGGATTATCAGCTGCAGAAACCCTATGAGTTACAGCCAAAGTACCGCAAGGAACGTGGGGGAAGAATAGAGACGGTGCGAGCTATTAACTATGTGGCTGATTTTTGGTTGAAGTATAAAGACGGCACGACAGAGGTAATTGACACCAAGGGGTGCCCAGATACTGTGGCACTGATGAAACGGAAGATGTTTGATTATTTATACCCGGACGAGCATTTGCGCTGGATTGTGTACCGTAAACGGCGTGGCGGGTGGATTGATTACGAATAATGGAGAGCGCACGCCACGTCTATAGCTGTAAAATTTAGGCGGGGTTAGCTCGTGTTTAAGGGTAGAAATCAGAAATTATTGTTTTCCGTTCTGATAACGGTGTCGCCAGGTTGTGCGAACTGGATATTATAGAATTATAGTGAACCGTAAGGGAGGTGAGTGCTTTGAATATTACATCTAGCTATCAGGTAAGAATCGTTAATTGTAGTGTAAATCTCAATGAAACTGTTTGTATTTATCGCAAGGCGCTCGCCTATCTGATTGGCGTTGTTAATGAAAACTGGAATGCTGTTAAACGCATCGATACCGGTAATCTTGAGCAACAGCGCTATATTGATAAACTGGTTCATAGCACCAAAAACCATGAAGCCAAGTATCCTGATTTCGACAAGTTGTTCTATAAGTATCCGTCGTATCTGCGTCGTGCAACCATTACGGTCGCTATTGGTGCGGTGAGCAGTTATCGCAGCAACTTGGCAAATTGGGAAGTGTCCGACAAAAAGGATAAACAGCCTACCCTTCAAGTGGACAGAAAGGCTCTCCCTATATTCTTCCGCGATGATATGTTCCTCGTGGACGGCGCACCCGAAAAAGTGAAAGTCATAAAAAATCCTAAACCTAAGGACGAACTCACGGCAGAAGAAAAGAAAATCGAGAAAGCAAAGCGCAAAGCTGTTGAACTGCAGAACTCCCAAAATGAGCTGACTGCTTTGAGCAATCACTATACTGTCCGCTTGAAGGTTTTCTATAAAAACGACTGGGTATGGGCAACCGTCACGCTGCGTAAGACAGATATTGCTTACTTGCGCAAATACTGGATGCACGCTTGTGCGTCAGCCCCTATACTCGAAAAGCATTTTGGCAAATACAGCCTTCGTTTTGCGTTCGATGAAAACGTTAAACTGAGTGATACCCCTATCGATAAGCAGCGCGTCTGTGCCGTCGATTTAGGTCTCAATACCGATGCGGTATGCAGCATCATGACTGCTGATGGAACTATCCTTGCCAGGAGTTTTATCAACTTCCCAAGTGACAAAGACCATCTGTATCATGTGCTTAACCGCATCAAGAAGTTCCAAAGACTACATGGGTCCCGTGAAGCACATAACTTTTGGGCCTATGCAAAGCGCGTTAATGATGAATTATCCAAAAAGATTGCTGCCGCGGTTGTAGAATTCGCGGTTCTCTATTCTGCCGATGTAATTGTCTTTGAACATTTAGACTTCAAAGGCAAGAAAGCATCGTCCAAGAAGCAGAAAATCCAGATGTGGCGTAAAAATGGTATCCAGCACATTGCAGAGCATAAAGCTCACCGCTGTGGTATCCGCATTTCGCACATCTGCGCTTGGGGAACCAGCAAACTTGCGTATGACGGCAGCGGCAAAGTAAAACGCGCACCAGATAACCATTCCCTTGCTACTTTTGCAAGCAGCAAACAATACAATGCGGATTTGAATGCGTGCTACAATATCGGCGCACGCTATTTTATCCGCGAGGTAACAAAACCCATGTCAAAAAAGGCATGGTCTCAATGTAAGGCCAAAGTTCCTGACATTGAGCGCAGAACCCAATGCACTTTACATTCTCTCAGACAGCTGCATGACTTTTTGAACACTCCAAAAGAGATTCAACCCGAAGTAACTACCTGATGTAGATGTACTGTGTTGTGACAACTTTGCGGGAGACTAACCCTTATGTGGTGGCCAATGCCGTCAGGCGTTGTGAGCTAAGTTTGGGCCGTATCTCTACCTTCGGGTAACGCAGAGACGTACCGTGGGGTTACAATCCACGGAGAAGCCTCATCTATAACCGCAAGGCTTAGGTGTGGAGGTTCACTACGACACGCTGTAAAATTGTGATTATGCCAGGAAACGACAGAAAAGTTTGTTGAGCATGACAAAATTAGGGCATGGTACCCGAATAGAACATGAACACGGCTCCGCCTGAAAAGGGCGGGGCTTTTTATTTTGTAAGGAGTTTTTTATGGAAATTAAGAAGAACATCCGTGTAGGCGACAGAATCCGGTTTGTGGATTTTGTTTGCGACATGTGCGAGAAGGACGGCAAGCAGTATTACGCGCTGTTTGATTATGCCTGGCGCATTGCGGTGATTACCTTTTTTGCCCCGGAAGCGGAGCTGGACAAGATGGACACAGATGAGATGTGCGACTTTGTTTACAGCCGACAGGGCATTGAGATTGTGGAAGACCCGGATATTGCGGTGATTACAGCGGGACTTTATGAGGCATGTGAAGCCGAGATGAAAGACCGGAAAGAAAAATACATGAAGGTATTTGATGCAATCAACCACCCGGACCCGCTTGACCGGATTGCAGACGCCTTTGCAGAGATTGCAGGGAATTTGAGCCAGCTGGGAGACCAGGAATTTTTGGCTGATCTGGTAAAGAAAGTGCGCGAAGGAGAGCAGCCCGCAAAGAAGCCGCCCGTGAAGATTGAAGTTGTGAACGGCAAGGAGAGTTAAATGGCCAAGACGGTAAGCACACAGAAAGGGCTGGAACTGGAACTGCAGCGGCGCATTAACCTGGCACTGAATGGCGGGGCGAAAACGGCTGTGGAGAATTGTTTGAAGAAGCATATCCAGGAAGATGTACTGGATGTATACCAGCCAAAAGTATATGAGCGCCGCGGCCAGGGCGAAGGAGCATTGGAAGCCGACAGCAGCGTGGTGAGCAGCGTGAGAGAACATGTGCTTACGGTAAAGGATATTGGTGTGCCGAATGAATCAGCCGTTGGTGGGCAGTACAAAACCGGCACCAATACACCGCTTGCTGAGATGGTGGAGAAGGGCGATGTGAAAAACATTTGGGGTTCGCCACCTGATGCGGCCTATTTGCACCCGCGCCCGTTTGTGGCAAACACGGCAAAAGAAATCGCAGATGGGAACAGCGCCGTACATGGAGAGATTGTGAAAGCCATAAAAGAGCAGTTCCCTGATAAATAACGCGACGAGAGCTTCGGCTCTTGTCTTGAGCGGCTGATTTGAAAAGAATCGGCCTTTGAAGGCTTGAGCCGAACCGTAAGGGGGAAAGTATATGGCGGAAGATTTAAGTATTAAGGTAAAGGTGGAACCTGACGGCGGTGGTGTGCAGGGGAAGCTGAATGAGATTGCAAAAAAGAATAAACTGAAGGTTAAAGCGGAACTGGCCAATGAGAGTGAACTGGCGGATAAGATTAAAAACCTTACAAGTAATATTACCGCACACCTTGAGATTGACCCGGCTGATATTACAAAAATTACCAACCAGCTGAAAAATATCCAGAGCAGTGTGGGAGGAAATGTACAGCTGTTTGATATGAGCGGGGCGCTAAAGCAGCTGGATGCAGTTGAAACGAAAGTAACCTCGATTGTTAGCAAATTATCAAATGTTCGGGCAACGATCAGTACCGCGAGTACCGCAGGTGTTAAGGGGAGCACAAAAAATCCGTATGCGGGGATTGCAAAAACTCTGGATTCTCAGCTACGAAAAGCCAAATATGATGCTAATGATTTAACAAAAAAAAACGGATATAATTTCGGAGATATAGCAAATATAACTGACAAAGATTTTGAGCGATTATTAAAAGTATCTGACGTATATAACGGGATTGAAAAAAATGTTATTACTTTGAGAACAGCTTTGAATGCCGCAACAGCTGCTCAGACAATATTCGTCCAAAAATTAGACGATTCCAGTTTGCAGATAGCAGAAAAAGCAATGCGTAAACTAAAAGAAGAAATTGCTGATTTTACGAAAACGGCATCATCTATAGATAAAGTTAGCGAAAGTTATTCCGGTATTTACGCAAAATTTAGAGATCTACAGGACAAGTATTATCAAGATTTCGGGAATGGGAAAATATCTTTACTGAATAATGAAAAATTTAGTTCTGTACAAAAAGCACTTATTTCTCTTGATAGCGCGAGAATTGATCTAAAAGACAATTTTAGTGACTATAACTTAAAAAAGTATGAAGCGGCTCTAAAAGCTGCTTCTGAGGTGTTATCTCAATTCAAATTTGCTCTTAATTCGGCCGATCAAGAATCCACGCAGGCGTTTAAGGCGTTGCCTCAAAAAATAACACAAATCAACAATTATGCAAAAACACTCAGTGAGAACCTGAAAAAAGCCGGAGAAGTACCTGAGAACAATGGTTTGTACAAGACATTTACTGGCCTTAGTGAAGCCCTTCAAGGTGTATATGACAAGTTCAAAAATGGTACGGCAGAATACAAGGACTTGTTAAATGTTTTTAATACTTACGTTGATCAACTCGGAAAAAGAAAAGGCAATATAAGCACACTTAATGAGTTGTTCGCTGCACTTGGCATCCAAATCCGCAATACCACAAACGCGATGCGCAGCAGTAACCTAACTGCCAAAAACAACCAAAGCTTAGAGAGTTTGCAGAAGCGCCTGAACAACTTGCTGTACACTTTGAGACGTTACGTTGAGATCAATAAACAGATCCAGAAAAACCCTGAGTTAATGGCCACTTACAACAGCATTGTTGATGAGCTTAAAACTGCGGCGCGTTCCGGTAATCGGGACTTGATGGAAACAACACTGGATAGCACTGCTCAAAAAGTTGCCGGGTTGAAAGCAAAAGTACAGGAACTTGGGCTTGAGGGTAAGACGGTTGGGCAAGTATTCAGCGACTTGTTTGGCCAGCATTTCAGCACGGCCATTGCTATGGGCGCACTGCACTTATTGCAGGGAAGTTTGCAGCAAATCTACCAGAATGTTGTGGATATTGATACTGCCATGACGGAGCTGAAAAAGGTTACGAACGAGACAGACAGTACATATCAGAGCTTTTTGACTGAGGCTGGTGCCCGCGCAAAGAACATTGGTACGGATGTTAGCGGTATTGTGAATGCAACGGCGGATTATGCACGACTGGGCTACAGCCTGAGCGATGCGACAAAGCTGGCTGATGTAAGCGCCATCTATTACAATGTTGGCGATGACCTTGATAGCTTTGATAAGGCCACTGAAAACATTGTTGGCACGATGAAGGCATTCAATATCCAGGCGAACGATGCAATCAGCCTGGTGGACAAGCTGAATAACGTATCCAACAACTATGCTGTTTCTTCTGGCGATTTGGGCGATATCTTGCAGCGCTCTGCATCGGCCATGGAAGCCGCAGGAAACACCCTTGACCAGACGATTGCACTTGGCACGGCCATGAACAGTGTTGTCCAAAACGCTGAAACGACCGGCAGTACGCTGAAAGTGCTGGCTTTGAGAATCCGTGGCGCAACGACCGAACTGGAACAGATGGGCGAGGAAACCGACACTGTTGCAACCAGTACGTCCAAACTGCGTGCCGATATTATGGGTCTGACCAATGTAGACGGCAAGGGTGGATTTGACATCCTAACCAAGAGCGGAGACTTTAAGAGCACCTATGATATTATTCAGGGCATTGCTAAAGTATATAGCAAGATGAGCGATGTTGACCAGGCTGCCCTGCTTGAGCTGTTGGCCGGTAAGAACCGCGCAAATGGTGTGGCTGCATTGTTGAGCCAGGCAAGCCAGGCCGCAGATGTGCTACAGACATCCTTGAATAGTAGTGGTAGCGCTATGGCTGAGAATGAGCGGGTGCTGGATTCTGTTGAAGGACGACTGAAGATTTTCGAAGCTACGTTCCAGGAGATCTCTACTGATCTGCTGAACAGCGGGCTGGTTAAAGGCGTTATCAGTCTTGGAACGGCCTTACTGGATGCTTCAGATGGATTCATTAAATTTTCTGGTGTTATACCTACAGCGACAGCAGCGTTGAGTGCGTTTTTGTCGCTTTCAAATGCGAAGACCAAGGGCAGTATTCAAATGCTCGCTTATGCAGGAGGGATAGCTGCATAGGACGCGCCTTGGTTGGTAATTAAATACCCAAATTGCTGGGAAAGGCTAAGAGCCGCATAGCCATAGTGAGCCGGTAATGGGACACTATGGAGCCGAAAGGCAGAAACAAGTATGCGGATGCGGTATGCTGAGAGAAAAGCCGCCCCTACGGGGTGGTGCTAACCCGCGCAAACAATGCTTAATCAGCAGCCGAGACACCGCGTACAGGGATGTGCGCAGAAGAAGATGTGTGAACTTTGGTGTTTTGGTTCATCGACTGTATGGGTAGCCCTATTCCATGGTGAAAACCAGACGGGAAGAAAGACAGTCAGAACATTACGGGAAAGCCGTAAGAAGGTTATAAAAATATATTTATGAAGGTGGTTTTTGAGGAGATGAGTTGAAAGTGAAGTGGTTGAATGGTATAATTGATAAGGTAATTTACAGATACAAACAGTATAAAAATCATAGGTGGATTGAAGAGCATAAACAATGGCTTTTTGAAAACTATGATGGATTAACTGTTGAAGTAAAAGATGAAGCCATTGTGTATGCTGGACGCGATGATTATATCGATCCAGACAACTCAAAGCGACATCCAGCTGTATGGTACAGGGTTCCCATTAACCTGGAAAAATGGGGAAGAATATATGATCAACAGGTGAGATATAAATGAGTTCCTTTACTGTCCCTTATGGTGTAACATCTACAGCGTTGTTTATCCGCGTAAAGGCGGAGGCTAATGGGGAGTACTATGAGGGATGGGGACTGATTGATACTGGTTCTGTTGACAGCGGAATAACTGAAACTGTTGTAAATAAGTTAAATGTTGTTCCGATCAAAGGTAAGGAATACCATACGGCGAATGGTAAAATTGTCGCACCAAAATATAATATTTCTCTTACGCTGCAGAATAATGTTGTTTTCTCTGACATCCAGGCTTCACTCTTTACAAATAACGGAGACGGCTTTGATTTTTTGATTGGGATGGATATTATTTCTCAGGGAAGCTTGGCTGTAACTAATTACAATGGCGCGATGCGAATATCGTTTGAATACCCCGCACACGGAACGATCGATTTTACAAACATGTAATACATAATAAAGATAAGCCCTGACCTTTAATGGCCGGGGCTTTTGGTATTTTTGAGAGGTAATGTTTTTATGGCATTTATGGAAGGTATTTTGAAGCCTTGCCAGCGCAAAGTTTTGTTTGAACGAGAGTACAGTTCTGAGCAAGACGCAATGATTTATAAGTGCGAATATGTTATGCGGGCAGTAGCAATCAACTGCAAAAGACTGACGGCAAACCAAGCGGAGCAGATGGACAAGTTTGCGATGATGGGAATTTATAACGGCGGCTGTTTTAATTGCCCCAAAAATCAAGGAACGGAGGGGTGATTATGGGTGCTACATATAAACCGAACGTTAATCTAAACAATCTCAAAAGTACCAGAGAGATGTTTATGCCAAGTAGCCAATCTACATATAAGGAAGAGGATTTTATGACGATTCAGATTACGGGCAACGCCAAAGAGCTTGCGGCGCTGATTAAAGAGTTGCAGAAGCCAAAAGAAAAAGTAACCGCAAGCCCTATTCCCACTTATGACGGAAGTGGATATGGTTCCGTTAATATTCCGTTAAAATAGAGTTTCTGGTGATATTACCCATTTGGCTTCTTTGGGGGTAAGCACAAGTACATCGCATTCTTCACTAACAGATTGAAGGTTTCCATTATAATATTGCAATTTTGCTACAGTGCTGTTTACAAAACGTAAGTAATTTATACTTTCTTGAAGAGAAAAATGAACGCAATTAGAATTGCGGCTTTGAAAAGACATGAGCATTTCAGCAAAGGAACAATCTCCTCGTGATAACAGGCAAAGTCCTTCTTCGTTTGTGTTCTTTTCTATATTCTTGTCTGTTAGTGTAAGAGTGAATACTTGTCGTTTGCCATTGTTGATTTCTGCCCCGACTAGCGTAATTTGTTTTTCTTTGGTGTATTGCTTAAGCGCGTTTTTCAAACCTTTAAGTTCGTCTAAAACAGATGTTCGTGGGCTGTTGTATTTAGCGATAGCATTTTTTATTACGACAGTTGTAGCGGTACCGTCATCTAAGGTCAACGTTCCGGTAAAAGCTATACCGTGTCCACTTTTTGTCATGAATAATTTTTGTTGATGATTTAAGGACGGATAAAGAAATGTTTGGCCATCAGAGGTTTTTGGAGCTAATGTCATTCTTTTATCTGCGGACATAACGATACCATACTGGTTGGCTAAAACCATTGCCAAAGACATAATATCAATCCTTTACTGTTTAATACAGTCTGTGTAGCATCAGAATCTTGTCTTGCACTTCACACACACCCGGTCTACCTTGTTCGTCAGGAACCCGGTAAGAGGAGACCACTTGCGGGGAACCATCTGGAACTCGGTACAGCCACACTTGGGGCAGCGAGGTTTGTTCTTTTCTTCTTGGCGCTTACGGTAGCCCTCTTCCATCTCTACGGCGTTTTCGTATTCCCACTCGGCACGCATATCAAACTTGGCTTTGTCAAAGAGAGGGCTGTTGTAGACGTACTTTTTATAAAGGAGTTCTTTGTATACTGCGTATTCTTTTTGCTTTTTTATCTTTTCTTTGTCACCAGCATAAAGTTCGATATAAAATTTATCCCAAGGTCCTAGTTTTAAGTTTTCCTGAAATTCTAATGGAGACATTTTCTCTACTTGTGAATGAATATCATTTGATGTCTCTATAGAGTAAATTATGAGCGTATGATTCTTACAGAAATCACAATCTGGTTGATCATCTTCTGAAGAAAACTTTTCTCCACAAACGGGACAAATATAGTAAAGCGCTTCGTTAAAGTTCATACTTTTACACCTCTTGAACATGTTATTTTATAACCTTATGCTAATTATAACACACAGTAATTAGTAGAACAACTAGATTTTGAATCTGTTTAATATGTTCGGAACAGGTAATGATTTGAACACAGGGTCCTTTGTAACTCTTAACGGAAAAAGATGGCGAGAGTCTATCTCAGATCTTAAAAAAGCTCTTGCAGAAGCCAATGATATGGGAGTCACGAAAAAAGGAACGGTGCTTTCTTGGCTGACTGGTAATTTCAACAATAACTATGATCTTGCGAAAAATTTGGATTCTGATATAAAAGCCTTACAAGCCTTTAATAAAGAATTTGAAAAAAGTCATAATAAAAAAAAAGCATTAAAAAAACTTGAAGGCGCTTCTGTTATGTTACAAGAATTTGCTAAAAACGCCGATGAAGGAACTCTTAGTTTGAAAAACTTCTTTAGTTCCGTAACCGGCGCAGGCAAACTGACAAACGCTATCAAGGATATTGGCCTGCAGATGTTGACAACTGCTGCTCAGACCGCGGCCATTTGGGCTATTACTGAAGGATTTAGATTAGTCGTAAACGCCATTAAGGATTATATCAACCGTGCTGAGATCGCCAAAGAAAAAATGGAGAATAGCAAAAAGGCGTACCAGGACACGACTGACGAAATCAAGTCTTTGAATGATGAGCTGGAACAGAACAAGGAACGGATGGCTGAGATCAATGGTCAGGATGTTATTACCTATACTGACCAGAAGGAACTTAACAAGCTGGAAACGGCGAACACTAGGCTTGAGCGGCAGATTGAGCTGAAGGAACATTTGGCCGAGATAGAAGCCAGAGACGCTGCTAATAAGACGGTTGAATCTTTCAAAGAAAATTACGGCCTTGACTACTTTGGGGAAGATTTTGATTTTGACAAAAAAGGGCCTAATGTGTTTGCAAACTACAAAGAGGTTTTTGATAAGATCAGCCCGAACAGTTTTGCGGAAAAGGTTCTTGGACGCTCCAATGATATTCGTGAGTATTCCGCCGCCATTGATTACCTGAACGAAAAGATCGACACATTTAACAAAAGAGCTGAAGAAGCTAAGACAGCGGATGAAGCACAGAACTGGCTGGATAAGGCAGAACTGTACAATACCCAGCTTGAAAAAATCAACCAGGGAATCCTTGACCAGGCCGATGACCTTGAGACTTATAAAGAAACGCTTGACCTGGTTGGCTTTGACAATCTGACTTCAACACAGAAAAGAATCTATAACCAGATTGAGGATGCGCTGAAGTATAATTACATGAAGGCTGACCCTGACGACTGGTTTGAGCAGAACTTTAACGACAGCAAGTATGCGGATGTTGTAAGCAAGCTGAAAGAGAATCCTGAAGGGGCCGCTAAAGCACTGACCGCCCTGAATACGCAAGCTAAAAATTCCGGTAAATCCTTGGGTGAGATGCTAGATATAGCAAAAGAGTTTTTTGGCGTTACAAGTGGAGTTGATGATTATAGTCAGGCACTGAAAGACGCTAAAGACAAAGCCGATGCGACAGGTGTTTCGCTAGGAGCACTTTTTAATATAGCTGACAACGAGGCTTTCAATAATCTTTTTTCTAGTGGGATTGATCTTGACCTGCTGACAGAATTTATCAAGTATATGCAGGATGCCGGTTTTAGCATTGAGAATGTTATTACTGAGCTTGAGTCGCTGAACCAAACTGGCGTAGAAGCTAACAGCGTAACCATTGATGCGGATACCGCAGTAAAAAATGTTACCACGACCATTTCTGCTGTGACGGCCGCTTTACAGGCGCAGACCACCGGTGTTGGCGTGACGGCTGAAAACTTTAAGGCTTTGACCGATGCGGACAAGGATTATGCAGACTGCCTGGAATATGTGAACGGCACGATGCAGGTCAACACGGAAAAGGCCAAGAAGCTGACCGACAAGAAAATTGAGGAAGCAGAAGCCACAGTCCGAGTAGCAAGAAGCCAGGCTCAGCTGAAATACGCCGAGAACAAGCAGGAATTGAGCCGCCTGAACGATGAGCTGAAAAAGAATAACGACCTGAGCGACGAGCAGCAGGCTACGCTGAAAGAAGCCATCAGTAACCGTGAGCAGGAAAACAAGAAGCTGCGGGAACAGTGCCAGAACTATGAGCTGTTGTATAGCCAGCTGGTGCAGGTGAGTGGGGCTTATCAAGATTGGCTGAATGCCCAGAACGCTACGGAAGCCGGCACAATGTACGACGATGCCATTAAAGCTTATGATGCGATTAAAGACGCGCTGGAGAGCGGTAAGATCGGCACGCAGAAATATAAGGCTGCTATTGAGTTTTTGGTGCCGAAAAATGTTGACGAAAATGCCGTACAGCAATATGTTGATACACTGAAAAAGTACCTGACTGATGACAGTAAGGGCATTACAAACTTTTTGAATGATGCTGTTAAGGCCGGCTTAATGGAAGAGGACAGCAGCGGTTATGTGGCCATTGCAGGCAAAAAGACCATTGACGATTTTTGTGACGCCCTGAAGTTGACACCGGATATGGTGCGGGCTATTTTTGGCGAGCTACAGGAATACGGATTTGACTTTAACTGGGAAGATGCGTTCTTTGGCGAGACACTGACAAGCCTTGAAATGCAGGCTGACGAGCTGAAGGAAAAAATGGACAGCGTTGAACCTGACTCTAAAAGTTACGAAGAATGGAATAACCAGCTCAAAGAAGTTAATGAGAAAATCGAAAACATCAAGGGAAACATTGATAGCACTGATGTAGACGCACTGGTTGACGCTTATGAGAAAGCCAAAGATGCTGTTGATCAGATGAACAGTCAGGGGGTCACATTTGACGGACAAGCCGATGAACTACAGAGTGCGCTTGATAAAGCCGCAGACAACCTGAACAAAAATGGCCGTGTACAGCTTTGGATTGATGCTTCGGAGGCTGAAAAGACTGTTGATGATCTGACCCAAAGATTTAACAGCGGTGATTTTAGCGTTGCGACAGAGCTGGAAGAGGCCCAGGACAAGCTGACCGACTTGAATACCCAGAAAGAAAAACTGGGCGCACCGACCGAAGTTGAGATCCAGGTATATGCCGAAGGACTGGAAGACGCCGGTAAGAGCACTGATGAAATTACCCAAACGCTGAAGGACGCCAAGATCCTGAATGTTAAAACGGATGACAGTGAAGATAAGCTGAGTCAGACACAGGATACCGTTACCGACATTGCTAATATACTTCTGACTCCGTACACCTTGCAAGTTGATAATACTGAAGCATTGGAAAAACTGGATACCGTTGCGGAGCTGATGAACCAGATAAGCGAGACAACCATTACCGTACCGACACCTAATATATCGACTTCCAGCAGTTCGCAGCCGTATAAACCAGGCAAATCCTACGCCGAGAGAAACGGGACAGGATTTACAGGTCTTAGTGTTGCCCATGCGGCTGGCACTAATGGCGGACTAACCAGAGCTGAACGAGCACTGGTTGGCGAGCTTGGTTATGAAGTGGTGGTAAACCCGCACAGCGGCAAGTGGTATACGGTTGGCGAGCATGGTGCCGAGTTTGTAAACCTACCCAAAGACGCGATTGTGTTTGACCACCAAAAGAGCGAAGAGCTGCTGAAAAATGGTTTTGTTGGCGCACGCGGTATGGCCATGGCGGAAGGTAATGCTTACAATCAAGGCGTTGGAACGATTACCGGCGGTGGTTACATTCCAAAAAACAATCCGGCCACAAGTACAACGTTCCAGAAAAATGCAAAAGCGGCTGCTGCTACTGCAACGGCGACTGAGGCAGCACAGAAAAATCTTGAACGGATTGAAGCGGAAGCAGATGCTGTAAAGGAAGCCTATGAGGCCCAGAAAAAAGCACTGGAAAAGCAGAAGAAAGAGCTGGAGAGCATTAAGGACAGCCTGGAAAGCGAGCAAAAGACACTTGACGGGATTGTTAAAACCATAACAGCTAGGATTGACAAAGAGATTGACCGACTGGAACACCAGTGGGACGACCTGAAAGAACAGCTGGAAGACGAGAAAAACAACCTTGATGCCGCTATGAACGGCGCTACCTACCTGATTGAAAAGCGGACGAAAGCTTTGCAGAAGGAGCAGGAGGCGCTGGACGACAGCTACCAGCCGCGGATTGACGCTTTGCAGGATGAGCTGGATAAGCTGAACGAAACCAACGATGCCCAGGAAAAGGCGATTGAGCTTGCCCGCAAAAAGGCGGCCATGGATGCAGCCAAAGCGAACCGTAGCGTGCGTGTATATCGTGAAGGCAAAGGCTTTGTTTGGGAGGCTGACGAGAGCGAGGTCAAGAGCACCGAAGAGGATTATAACGATGCTTTGCGCCAGAAAGAGCATGAGGATGCCCAGAAGGCCCTGGAAGACCAGAAAGCCGCGCTTGAAAAAGAGCTGGAAGACAAGAAGCAGGAACTGCAAGACAAGATTGACGCTTATGATGAATACAAAGATAAGCTGAGTGAAGGCCAGAACGAATACACCAACAGTAAAAACGTTGCGATTTTGCGGCAGCTGTACGGCGCTAATGCAGACCAGATGATTTTGAACATGGATCAGGCTATGATTGATAAGATCACGACTGATTACATGAACAACATGAGCAACACTGACCATGTGGAAAACCAGATTAAGGAAAACCAGAAGTTGATTGACCAGCTGGAAGACTACAAGAGCAAGTGGGAAGAGGTTGCAGATGCTTACGAGACGGAGCAGAACCGGATTAACACGGTGGCACGGCTTGGGGCGGACTGGGAAGAGAAGATCCTGGGACAGCGGACGGATGTGCTTGACAACTTTAAGAACCACTACATTGATATTTTGCGGCAGATTGAGGAAAAAACTGCTGAGATCAATGATTTGAGTTTGAAGATTGAGGTTGTTGAGGAAGAGTACCAAACCAAGAGCGATGAGCTGGATAAGGAAAAGAAGGCTGCCCAGGCCGAAGTGAAAACGACAAAATCCAGCAGTACATCTAACCATGCAACCGGCATTATGAACGTTGCGGCCTTTGAACGTGCGCGTGTTGATGAGGCTGGGCCTGAGATTGTTGTACGGCAGCCGGAAGCCGGACCAGCCTGGAGGTTGGGGACGGCGTTGTGCCGGGAAACCTGACCCGCCGGCTGTTTAGCGCGGCAATTAACCCGGAAGCTTTTGTGGAGAGTGCTATTTTGAAGCGGATGGAGAATGTGAACGCTGAGTTGGCCAGTGCTGGCAGCAGCGGCGTACACATTGGCGACATTAACATTGTGATGAACGGTGTGAATGACGTTGAAAATTTTGGCCGCATTTTGCACCAGAACATTGGCTCCATTATGGCGCAGGAGTTCAGCAAGCGGTAATTACAAACAGGACAGAGGGAAACCAACCGAGAGGAATCAGCGGTTAGGTCCCTTATATAACTAAGTCAATTTACATCGGGTAACAGATTGTTGTTGTCCGGCTTTTTGTATGGTATAATGACCCTATTATAATAAAGTAGGAAGTGTTGTACCGATGGCAAAGACTGAGAGCCAAAACAAGCCGAACACGGAGTTTACGTTTAACCCGGAAGCCCATAAGGCCAAAGAAAATAAAAACAAAGAAACCTGGCAGGATAAAAACGCCAAAAAAGAGAAGTAATTTTATGGAGATAACACAATACTTAAATGCACTGGTTGCTATGATACCTGACATTTTGCAGTATGTAGTGCCTGGCGTGTTAATGTTATGGGTTTACAATCGGTTGCTGGATAAACAGTTGCCGCAGCACTACTTGATTTATTCTGTGATAATTAGTTTTCTGCTTATGCAGGTAGTGCCGACCAAGAAGCTACAGTATATTGTGGCCTGTGTTCTTGGTACAATTTTATCTATCTTACGCAGAAGCACAAAGGTTAAACGGGTGCTGCTTAAATTATTTAAGTGGTCCCCAAGTAGCGATGTGTGGGAAGATATTATTGACTATGAGCTTGGCACCTATATGATGGTAGCAACAAATGACGAGAATGGGTTTAAGGGCTACTATGCAGGGTTGGCAACTGAAAAGAATATGCTGTTCTTATCAGAGTATACTGTGACGGATGACCATGGCCATGAACTTGTTACGATAGATGACCAGATTGTTGTAATACCAAGAGAGAAAATCAAGTATATTGAATTATCTTATGATGAAAAATCAGATGTAAAGAAATATTGGTTTAAGCGATAATACCGATGACGATATACCGGGTGGCCTATGTGGCTGCCCGGCTTTTTTATTTTGGAGGAAAAGCTATGGCGAAGAACACATTGGATGATGCCATTGCGGGGCTGAAAGACCTGGCAAAAGAGGTGAAGCGTTACTGCGAGAGACTAATTAGCAATGCCAAGTTTGACCGTACAGCTGTTGGCACAATTGTGAAGGTGCTGGACGACCACAGCGGCTATGTGGTGGCGGCTTTTGGCAAGGAATACACCATTGCGAGTAATGCGCTGTTCCAGGTGAACGATGCCGTGGCTGTGATTGCCCCGCAGAATGACTTTAAGCGGCTGTACATTAAGCCGTATGAAATTGACCGGAACCTGTTGAAGCAGGACAAGGTTGAGGAAGACCTGAAAGATTATGTGAATAAAGTTGACAAGCTGCAGGAACAGGTGGACAGCAAGGTTGAACAGTATTTTTATAACTATGATCCAACGCTTGAGAACTGGCCTGCCATGAGTTGGAAAGACGACACCACAAAGAAAG